AAAGCGTGTCGCGCAACCGTCAAATCGCCAAAATCAACAGCATTTCCGGTAGTTGCAATAGTTACGTACTGGATCACGTTTGTGGAAGAACCAGTAAGCCCACCCCCAACCAAACCTACACCGCTCAACGGCGGCGCAGGCCAATTGCCAGCCGCCGTCGCCTGAAGCTGCTGCGTGAGGTTCCAAACGCCGGAATAATTTGGCATCAGAGACCTCCGTGTCCGTTGGAACAGCCGGCAAGTTCTTTTGTAGCTACCGTCCTGTCACCGAAATCAACAGAGTTACCTGTTGACGCAATTGTTACGTATTGGATAACATTGGTCAGCGATCCGCTGTCGCCGCCCCCAAACAATCCCCTCGTCTGGCTAGAACACGCTCCGGGTGCGTCAACCGCCACATAAAGATCACCAAAGTCGATGGCATTCCCGGTGGTTGCAATAGTGATGTAATCAATTACGTTTGTAGGCCCGCCACCACCTCCGAATAAACCTCGCGTAGAAGACGCGCAGCCTGCCGGGGAACGAACGGCGGCAGTCAAATCACCAAAGTCTGTCGCGTTTCCCGTAGAGGCAATCGTAACATAATCAATAGTGTTTCCAAGTGTGTTACCAGCAGCCCAAACGCCACGAGTTGTAGACGAGCATGCGGCTATATCAAATCTTGCAACCGTTAAATCGCCAAAATCCGTTGCATTTCCTGTAGTCGCAATTGTGACATAATCAATTACGTTAGAATTTGCTGAAACATTACGCCCTCCGCCAAACACGCCACGTGTTGACGATGAACATCCCGCCAAACCGTATCTAGCTTCAGTCAATGCCCCAAACGACACCGCATTTCCGGTTGTAGATATGGTAACGTAATTAATTGCATTGACTGTAGCAGGGGAGCCGTCTCTTCCACCCGCCCAAATAGCCCGCGTTAAGTTAGCACATGCACCCGGCTGTGTTACAGCAACCGGCAGATCACCAAAATCCGTTGCATTTCCCGTGGTTGCGATAGCCACGTAATCAATAACATTTAAGCCGCCACCAAACAGCCCTGTTACCGCAGCAGGCGAAACCGCCCCACTCGGGCCGCCCGAGGGCGATGGGCCATAGCTATTGAGCGCCCAGACGTTGAACGTGTAGCTGGTGCCGTTAGTCAAGCCGGAGACGGTAACCGGTGACGACGCGCCAGACGCGCCCACGCCATCGGGAGTGCTCTGCACGGTGTAGCCCGTGATCGCCGAGCCGCCGACGTTCGCAGGTGCGGTGAAGCTCACCGTCGCAGACGTGTCACCTCCCTCAGCCGTTACGCTGGTCGGCGCGTTCGGAGCCTGAAGCGGGTTGAACCCCACGCCAAGGATGTTACCCGGAAATTTAGTAAGGGTCACCAGCGCCTCCTGTTACGAAATGTCTTCCCAAGAGCAGGTCACGATGAGGTCGTTCGCCGTGCCAGCGATAGCGCCGATGCTCTCGTTTTCTTTGAGGTAGATCGACGTGGTCTTGTCAACGACGATCAGCGAGGCGTCAGCCGGCACCGAGATGGTCGAGGCGATGGCAAAGGCCGAACCGCCCAGAGCCGCCGCTGAGTACTTGTTGATCGTGATGTCGCAGGCGTTGGTGCCGTCCACGTTCGAGACGATGAGAGTGTTGATCTTCAGCACCTTGCCGCTCGACGCGGCGTTGCTCACGATGGACGTGGCGCTGGTCGAGGTTAGCGAGGTGCTGCTGTTGTCGCCGAGGATGCTCGTGACGTTGACGATATTTGGGTTTGCCATGACCTAATTCCTCACAATCCGAAAATGAGGGCGAATGCGATAGCCTGCCCCTTAGTTGCGCCCGCAGCGGGCGTGGAGAAGGAGAGCGTACCGCTGCCATTCGTGGAAATAACCTGACCAGCCGTACCGTCTGCCGTTGGGTACTTGAGACTCGCCGGGTTATTCATGATACGCGTAACGGTGCCGCTCGAATTATTAGCGTACAGCGCCATATCGGCGTTATTAATGTTGAACCCGAGTTCCCCCGGATTCAAGTTTGCTGCTAACGGGGCCGCACCCGCAGTTGTTGTGCGGTACAGCTGAATGGGTGTAAATCCTGGTTGTGACATTTTCGCTTACCTCAAGTTTTCAAGTTTGTAAAGGGTTTTCATGTGTAACGCAGTGAGTTCATCAAGGATGTTCTCAAGAGCAGGTACACCTTTGGCCAACCGGGCACGGTTCTCATTTAGCCAAATTATATCATCATGAACCATTTTGGCGACGTCTTTTTCCTGCCCGGCGACGTCTCCGATGATACCGAAAGTACCTTGGTAAGCCTCGATGAACTTGTCAAGCTGCTCAACCACATCTTCGTAATAGTGTCCGAGAGACTTATGTTTAGAATAAGAATCAGTTTTCCAGTGCTCAATGTGAGCCGCGTCTCGCGCGTGGAATACCTTTTCAATTAATGTTTCTACCATCAGAATGCACCTCCGTCAATACCCGACCAGGTGGGGGCGCTCGCACCGGCGGAAATCAAAACTTGGCCAGCTGTTCCTGCCGCAGTTATAGCATACGCCGTGCCGGTACCGTAAATAGCACCGCCAGCGGTTGGGGTCGCCGTTGAATTTGTACCCCCGTTGGCTATAGGTAATGTGCCGGTTACGCCGGTAGTCAACGGTAAACCTGTCACGTTAGTCAACGTACCTGAACTCGGAGTACCGAGAGCTCCGCCGTTAATTACGGGAGCACCGGCGGAGCCAATGTTCACTGCGAGCGCGGTAGCCACCCCGGTTCCCAACCCGGTGATAGAACCAATTGCGGGTGTAACCGTGGTGTTACCTGCTAGTGTCAATTGACCCTGAGCATTAACTGAGAATGTTGCGACTTGAGTGGTCGAACCGTAAGAACCGGCAGTAACGGCTGTGTCTGTGATTTTGAACTGAGTGCCCGTCAGGGTCAATCCAGTTCCGGCGGTGTACACTTGACTGGATGAAATCTGAGCAAACGTGATAGCCGTTGTGCCAAAAGTGATAGTACCTGAGGTCGTGCAAACGTAAGTCTCACCCGCGCCGGTGTTACCATTAGTAACAAAGAACGCATCGTTAAAACCTAGCGAGTTAGGGTCACGCAAACCGTAAGTGTTGGTGTCTGTTGAGCGGGTAAGCACCCAATTGGTCGCACCATCACCTACCGTAGTTACCGTATAAACGCCATTTTCTACTTGGTTAGTTTGGTTATAAACCAACACGCGTTTATTAGTTGTCATCAACACGCCGTCAATAGTCAGCGCAATTTGCGTACCCGCGTTAGTCAACGTAGCGCCTACACCGGAAGCGCCGTTGTTATACGTGGCGTTCAAATTACCAGTAGTATTCGGTGACTCAACAAAAACAGGCTCATGGTATGAGATACCTTGTGTTACCAAGCCGTCTACGTATTGTTTAGTAGCCACTTGAAAATTACTAACCGGGTCTTGCGTCACAGCGACTGAAGTCAACCCACCTAGCGTCAAAGATGACGCGCCCAATGATATCGCTGTCGTACCTACAGTTACCGCACTATTTGTCAGCGCAGCGTTAGGGATACCGGTGAAATTTGTACCGGTCAATGTCGGCGTAGCACTATAACTAGGGGTTGAACCTCCGACCAACACCCCCGTTCCGGCAGCAAGCAATGCCGTAGCACCCGAACCGGTCTGGTAAGGTACTGAACCCGCCGCACCCCCGGCAATGTTTGTTGCCGTAGTAGCGGTTGTTGCCGTAGTAGCGGTTGTTGCTGTGGTTGCTGTAGTGGCTAATGTCGCAGTAGCTGCGTTACCGCCGATAGACAGACTGGTCGCAGTTCCGGTCAAACCAGTACCTGCGCCGTTAAATTGCGTATTCGCGGTGATGTTCGTGCCAGTGATAGCGGCTGCGCTAGAACCGCCGATGACCGTGCCGTCTACCGTACCACCGTTGATGTCAGTCGTCGTAAGTACAGAAGAGTTAAGCGTAACGACACCGGTAACGTCAGCAATGCTACCCGCAGCCGTACCGTCTTTAGCCTTCAGGTTCGTCACCTCAAGGTTAGTCGCATCAACCAAAGATGCAGTGACGTCGGTCGCATCAACAGTCGTGAATACGCCGCTAGAAGGCGAAATAGCGCCAATGGTGGTGCTGTTGATAGTGCTCCCGGTGATCACTTTACCGGACAAAGCGGAAGGAATGTCTAAGTTAGTTAGCGAACGGAAAGTGGGAGTCGCTGCCGCACCACTGGAAGGCCCGGACAATACGAGATTTGCGTTCTGCGCAGCCCAAGCGCCTGTCAACGTGCCGCTGGTTGTTACAGGCGAGCCGGTAACCGTAAAATCAGTGGGTAGCGCGAGTCCGACCGAAACCACCGTACCGGTGCCGGGCACAGAACCCCAAATCAAGTTCGTACCGTTCCAGTAAAGAACGGTGTTAGAAAGCGTTGGAGCCGGAACAAACCCGGTCGTGTTTAAGGCAGTTTGGTAGAGTAGCTGGTTTGCTGCGCCACCGTTGATGTTGTCAGCCTGCCCAACGTCTAGCGCATTTTGATCCGCCCAAGTGTACTGGCCGAGACCGCCAGAAAGTAGAGCCTGCCCGGCAACACCCGGAGGGCCAACGTAGAGACCGTCGGCACCTGACCAAATTATTGCGCCCGCACTAGCAACTAGACTGCGGGCTGTACCGCCGCTGTTAAGACCCAGCAACCCGTCCACCTGATTGTCATCAGCTAGATCAATAGCAGGGTGCCGGTGATCAGCACGAGAAATATTGGTAGAGACGCCAGCAGAGCCGGTAGTGTTAAGAGTAAGCGGAGTCGCACTTGAAAGGTTAGCATTCAGCGTGACGTTGCCCGTAAGAGCGCCGCCCCCGTTCAAACCAGTTCCGGCGATGACTTGCGTGCTCGTAGGCACACCACCGCCGCCTGAAGCCGGTACAGTTGTCGCCGCTGTGACGCGACCTGTGATGTCAACGGTAAAAACTGGGATGTTCGTGGCATCACCATAAACGCCAGAAGTCACACCAGAATTAGCCAACTGTACGGAACCCACCCCACCGTTAGCGATGCTCAGAGTCACGTTACCAGTCAACTGACCACCGCCAGTCATACCTGTGCCTGCAATCACCTGGGTGCTCGTGGGAACACCCGCCACGCTCAACAGGTCACCCACGCGGATCTGGTAGTTGTTGCCTTGGTAGACGATCATCATCAACGAGTCTTCCGAAGCCACCGGGGCAACCGGCAGTTGCGTAAGTCTAGTCGGAATCAGATTGCTAGGTACTTCAGACATTTAGAACTCCAAATAACCTTCACCGTCTTCGGTGATGAAAAACTCATCGCCTTGCTCTTGAATGACGCCAGCGGGATGAGTATTAATGGGGGTGTCCGGGCGGTTAAACGGTAGAACAATCTGATCAGGAGCACGAGGAGCAAGACGGTACGGGTCATACTCGTCACGATCTTCTTCACAGACCATCAGGCCGGGATAGTTAGGATCAGGAGACAACTCAGACAGCAGCATTTTGCGCGAGCAACGACCGCAGATAGCAATACCGTAAGTCGGTTGGCCGGTGGGGTCTAAATAGAGGCTCATGCGGTGTAAGCCCTAATTCCGGGGTTGATCTGAATGGGTGAACCGTCGTTATCACCGTCCCATGCCCGCTGCAAACTAATTGCGGCTTTCTGCTCACGCACAGCCATCACCTGCAAATCAACTTGCGGGGTCTCAGCCGCAACGCGGGCAGCGAGGCCATCAATAATTGCCTCAAGCCACCTCTGAGGGACTTCGACCTCTTGCCTAAGGTTTTGTGTGTCCATGATCTGCCGGTGCCTCCAGAGCACGAGCTGAGCCTGTTCTGCGGCTGAGAACGGCGCAGGCCAGAGGTAAACCACTGGCTCAGGCAGGTCACGCTGAAAATAGTAGTTGCTCGGGCGACCCGGAAACACCTTGTTGCTTTGATTGACGTAGCTGTCACGGTTCAGCTGACCGAGCGGAATTTCCTGCGGCAAGTTACCCAATTCAATCGCCGTGTAGTTAAACACGTCGTTAGGGTTCTGCGTGTAAATGCGGAAATACTGGTAGGGTAGCGCCCCGCTGATATCAGTCCAAGAGATCTCGCCCGCGACGTTAGTGTCGTCGTAAGAACCGACGGTTGTCCAGGTTGAGCCGTTAGTGCTGACTTGAAAATAAAGGGGAACAGAAGGCCCAGACCACTTTACACCAACAGTGTCAACGACCGTGGTGGTCGTAAAATTGACTTGGTAGAGATTACCCGCCGTAGTGTTAACGCCGGTAACAATCTGCAACGTGCGATAGTTCAGGTTCAACACCTCAACCGTACCGGGCGGCAATACGACCACCGGTTGATTCTGATACATGGGAAGAACCATCTTCTCAATGCACCAGCTTGGTGTTTTGATGTTCGCTAACTCAGATAGAAACAGATAAAGAGAATCCAGAGCGTAGCTGTGCATCTCAGAAGTGATGGACTGGGCAGGCAAGCGGCAACGCCGGAAGGCGTGGTCAACCACCTTCAGTGCGTTAAATGTTGTACCGCTAACTGCGCCTGAATAGGCCATACTAACTCCATTATGTAGTCAGATGGCCGCTGATACAGCGAACCCCTCGTTTGACGAATTATAATTCAATAAAGCCGAAAGAACAAGTCACTTCTTTTTCTTGTCAGCGCGACGTGCCTCAGACATGGCAATCGCCACGGCTTGCTTAGGGTTCGTGACCTTGGGGCCGGTCTTGCTGCCAGAGTGCAGATCACCCGCCTTGAATTCGGTCATAACCTTGTCGACCTTCTTGTAACCCGCCTTAGGCATAACCGCACCGCCGGACTTCATTTTCATCTTAGGGCCAGGCAGCTTGGGCGCAGTGTGTGCTCGGGTTTCACCGGGGTTCTTGTTATTCTTGATACCCAGGCTGCTCTTGTCCTTGAGCATACCACCCGGCTTGATCATGGTCTTGACTTCGCCGCCGGTCTTCATACCCTTCATCTCGGCTTTGTCGTAACGCATTTCAGACTTTACACGCTTGATCTCTTGACCAGCGTCTTTGCGCTTGGCTTCAACGCGGTTAAGTTCTTCACGCTCATTGCGGATGGTTTTACCCATGTCGCCGCCACGCGAGTAACCTTTAACCATCTGCTTTCCAGCGGAGCCAGAGTAGCCAGCGTGGCTAGGAAACTCAAACTCTTTCACATACTTAAAAGACTTGCTCATTTCTGACTCCTGTCTGAATGATAACCTTCAATTAAACGGTCGAGTTTCGCATCAAGAACCTCAAGTCGGGTCATCACCCGGTTGATGTCGGCGTGTACTTCAACCTTGGTTACGTATTCTTTTGCGACTTCCTCACGAGTCCTGTTAATCAAAATAGTCACTCGGTTCAATTCAGAAGATTTATCTTTCAAAATCCAGCTGAGCAACCCTATAAGAAGTGACAGAACTGTGTTCCAAAGCATGATCTCCATGACTACAACACCTTACGGCTGCGTGCCATAGGTTTTGATGCACTCAAGAACAATGGAGTAAGTGTCACCGGCAGAAGCGTCATGTGTGGTGAATAGAACATCTCCGTTCACCCCGGTACCCGCGTTGCTCGGAAGACCGCCAAATGTAGAAAAATCCATCAAGTAAGCTGTGTTTTGAGGAACCAGCCACGCAAACGCATCGGTGGTTGCGTCAAACAAAATGCGAACATTCATACCGTGCACCGAACCCCAGATCTTGTTGATCTTGACGCCGTTGCAAGCGTTACCAGCAGCGTTAGGGCGCAGTGTGGAGACATCAATCTTAACGACTGCGGTCTCACCTGTTCCGTCAGAAATGTTCGTGAACTTGCCGATGAACAAGCGGTCACCGTCAAGAATAGTTTGTGATGTAACAGCGTCCGCCATACCTATCTCCTCAAAAAGAGAAGGCCGCTGACGACCTCCTCTGTTTTACCAAATCAAGCCGCAACTGCGCCGTTAAGCGAGACAATGTCCCAACCGGCAACAGTATAAATCAGCATCGCGCTGTCACCCACGTTGGTGAACGTGATGGTGGTGAAGCCGATTTTAGTGGTAGGAGTAAGAACAGCAGAGCCACCATCAACAACGTGGCTGATGATTTTGATCTGACCAAGAGTACCGTTAGCCAGTGTCAAAGCCTGAGCAGCGCCGGTGGTGGTCAAAGAGGTGAGCATGTCAGTGATGTTTACCGCGCCCGCGCCAGACAGCGCCTGATTGGTCGCGATCACGTCGCCGGTGATGTTGCCCGTGACGTCGCCGGTGAGGTTGCCCGTGACGTTGCCGGTAATGTTACCGGTGAAGTTACCGATGAAACCGTTGGTCGAAGTGACGGGGCCGGAAAAAGTAGTAGAAGCCATTTTAAATTCCTCTCATGCGAGATAAGGTGTCGTAGTCTGCATGACGTCAGCCGGGGCTGTCTACAACACCGGGTAAGCCCGGAAAATCTTGAAAAACGGGGGGCCGAAGCCCCCCGCCCTCATTTAGACACCAGCGGTACCAAAGATACCACGCGGGTCAGTCCAGCCGAACACATAACGCTCGGTAGCCTTGTAGCGCATGGAGTCGGTTTCGAAGTCACCTTCCATGCTCTTTTCAAGACCACGACGCATCAGCAGCTTCAAGCCTTCCGGCGCATCCGTCTGAATCCACCAAGCAGTGGTCGACGTGATACGCGAGAGGTTCGCCTGACCTTCGGCCAGGAGACCCATCGACTTGACGGGGTTGATGTCGTTGTCAGCAGTGCCGGAACGCAAAACGCTCTTGAGAAGCGTTTCAGCCTGGAAGACGTTGCTGGGACCAGTAACGATCTTCTTCGGCGTCAAACGGATCCTTTTGCCGTTGTTGTCAACAGCGTTACGGATCTGGATCAGCAGCTGCTCAAGCGACGTCTGCGACAACGCCGCAGGAGTCGTCAGCTGGTTGCTGAACGTGCCGTTGACAATCGGGTGGTTAGTGGCAACCAGAGCCACGCCGTCACCGCCGGGGTAGGCAGCGTTGAAAGCGCGGTTCAGGATGTTAGCACCCAACGTCTCCTTCGTTTCGATCAGCGACTGGGCCAAATGCTTGGCATAGGTCTGACCGATACGAATGTGGTCGCCGTCTTCCACGAGGACCTTGGTCAAGCTGAAAGCAAGACCGTAGACCTTGTAGAGATAGCGCTGCAAGAACAGCACGCCACCGGACTGGTAGCTAACTGCCATGCCGTCCGGCAGTTCCGGAGCAGCACCGAAGCCGTACAAGACCGGCTCCTCGTGATAGTTCCGGGGAATGCCTTTCTGCTCACGGAACACCATGTTCCATTCATCAGCGCGCTGCTGATAAACACCGTCGAACACTTCATTCAGGATGGGCTCGACTACTGACCGGAAGTCAGTACTACGCATAGGGGTAGCCATAGTTCAAGCCCTCCTTAAATGCTATTAACCGGAGCCTTGTACGCGGCTTCGTTCAGACGAACGGTAACCTGCACGTAGGCATCAGTCAAAGAGTCGTTGATGTTGTATGCAAAACCGGTGATCTGGAACTGGCCAGAAGTCGCCTGAATTGCGGTGAGCTGGCAGGTGCTCAGACCAGTCTGAGTCGAACCACCGGGCGATGCCACAGTCCAGTCGCACTCTTCGCCAACTGCGGTCTGCACCGTGGTGCCCGCAGAAGGGTTGGTGTACTGAACATCATACAGCGTTTCCGGATCGTCGTACACCCATGCCACGATTTCCGTGCCAGTAGCGCCCGAGGGCCAGAAGGGGCTGATAGTAGGCTTGCCGCCAGCATCAAGGTACTGGCAACCGGCAAAGATACCGAGCAGCGTGATGCCGTCAGTAGTGCCGGTACGGGTACCATCGCTGGTACCAAGCTGGATAACACCGTTATCGGTCAGCTTCACGGGGTCACCCGAGAAGATGTTGGCCGCATAGGTGCTAGCGATTACATAGGCTTTCGGGCGCATCTGGCCACTGTTGTGGTAAGACGGACGAAAACCAAAGGGTGCGCTAGTCGAAGACATAGTGTGCTCCTAATGGTTAAAGGGATTTATCAGGACAGATCAAAGATCGGTTCCCGGTTTTGCCCAATCTCCCTATTGCCATCACCCATAGTCAACTTCGACTTCGATACTCGAGCCTGATTCTCCAAAAACTCTGCCGTGTCGGTGAGTTTTTCTTCTTCGCGCAGCGGGGCGTTATGGTGAGCCTCGCGCATGTACTTTTCGTACAGCGAAATCGGAAGTTTGAAGGCGAGCATCTCATTCACCCCGATAAACCCCTGCCAGTCGCCAGTCTTCATTGTGGCGTATTCCCAGCCTGGAACTTCTTCCGGCTTTACGGGTTCGTAACCAAGACGAATCCGGGTCTGGATGGAATCACGAGGGTTAGTCGTAGTCAGCCAGCACGTGTGCCAGCCGGGTATTTTAGGCAAGTCCGGTAGAGAGGACTGGAAAAATTGCTGCCGGAACATCTCAACCCGCTCATCATCTGAGATTTCGCGATTCTGGGTTACAGCGCGATCTTCCATCGCCCTGTTCTCACGAATGTCTCCAGCGGATTTCTTCAGTCGTTCATCGGTCATTACTCGCTCCTTTCAGCGATTGTGGTCATTATAAGGTGGAAAAATTGAAAAGGCAAGCCATTCAAGCTTTATTCGTGCGATCGTATTCAGCATAGCGTTTTACGTACTTTGTACGCAGCACGGGGTCATCCCAGACGCCAGCTTCAATCAGCGCCTGCTTACGCTCAGGAGAGATATAAATCTCCTTGCGTGTGCTGGCGGGCGCATACTCTCGGCCGGAACC